CAATATCAGCGGAGCACTACACTATTGGGGATTAGCTGAGGAATTAAAAGGAAAGCGATTTAGAGCAGAGTACGCCGGCAATAGTGTAGTTCTAGTTCATTTGTCGAATGAGTTATAAAAGAAATTGAGGAGACAGCATGGCAATAGAGAGAATGGATCCTAAAAAGATTCCTGAATATCAAAATGGTGCTGAGGGATTTATAAAATTCGTTGAAGAGAATGTGCGTTTTAGCGTTCCTCAAAAGAATTCTCCAGTTCCAAAATGGCTTTATCCAACACAATTATCAGATGTTCCAGATCCCACAACAGGAAAGTCATTCAGGGGAATGTGGGAAGAGCAGAAGAAGGTGCTGAGAGAAGCACTAGAAATGAGAAACGGACAGTTTGTTTATAGATTGATTGCTTTTTGCTGGCCACGTGGAGAAGGAAAATCATTGATTGTGTGTCTTATTCAGATATGGAAGTTTTTTTGTTTTCCTCGTCAGCAAATTGTGTTCGGTGCTCTTTCAAAAGATCAAACACGTTTTGTGCATTATGAAATGATTCAATCAGTGATACTGAATAGCCCAAAACTCGTGAACGTCATTGGAAAAGCAAATGTGCAGAGAGCATGGACTGTTCTCAAGAATTCAAGGGGAGAGACAATATCTTCGTTTCAGCCAATATCAAGCTATTCAGGAATCGTTTCAAATATCACTGGATATACGTTTTCTGAAATGTTTGATATGAAAGATCCTAAGTTTTTTGTGCAACTTGATGGTTCTATACGAAATATTATAAATGCTCTTGGAACAATAGACAGCACAGTATCAACTAAGGATCATGTGCTCTATCGTTTATATAGAGGATACATAAATGGAGAAGACAGACTGACGTTTTTTCATCATAGAAGTGCTCCAAATGCTACTCCTGATGAATACTGGCATCCTTATATGAACAAGGAGCAGTTGGATTCTTACAGAAGGAAGTTCCCTCCAGCAGATTTTGATCGATATTTTAGAAATGTTTGGGAACTTGAGAGTGGAAAACTATTCTCAGAGCCTGCTGCGAAGTCAATATTTTACTACGGATTCAAAAATAATAACGATATTACAAAAATAGATGATGGAACTGTAGTGAAAATACTAAATCAGGTGCAAGAAAATGAGATAAAAATAGAAAAAAGAGATGGGAGAAAGAACAAAAAGAAAAGAAAAAGAATACAAAAAAATACTGTTGAGAACTTGAGAGAGCAAAATATCAAGATGAAAGAAAAGCTTATCCATATGGATAATGTTTACAAACTGCATAAAAACAACATGCCCAGATTAGCTTCCAATAAAGACCTCAGGAAATTGACTGAATTATATGATACGAATTGGTCTGTTCATGCGGGAATAGACAGATCGGATCCTCTTGCTAAGAACCCACTTGCAAGAACAATAGTGACTATTGTAGCCAAGGGTTTGACAGGTAGTAGGAGTAAATATAAGATTAAAGAAGATGTTCCTTCTTACATTTATATACTATTGCATTTATCTTGGATACAAGATGCAACACTTGAAGGTATAAAAAATGAACTGAGTGAGGCTGTTGTAGAATATGATGGAATAGATACTCTCTGTTCAGAGAGATGGGGAACGTGGGATTTAGCTCCATGGTGTGAAGATCACGATGTTCATTTTGAGCCTGTGTTTCCTTCTTTCGAGAAACAGAAGAAAGCCTTTTCAGAAATGTACATTGTTATTCAAGACGGAAGATTCAAATCTTCTGATATAATTATCCCGGGATCAATTTCTGAGAATATTCTTTCTGAAGAATTGCAAATGTTCGATTACGATCCCCAAAGAAAATGGTACGGAAGCCCACAAAAGAATGATGTTGGGGGAGTACAGGACGACTCGATTTTTTCACTTGGATGGTGTATCTATGGAGGAAGAGAGTTCGGAGTAGAGCAGTTCAGAGAAAGAATAGGTAACAGTGATTTTGGATCATTTGTTCCCAATAAAAACAATTTTGCTAGATACGATTTATAAGAGGAAAAGCGTATGTCTGAAGAAAATTTAGAGTTCCAACCACTCGCAATTGCAAATGAAGAGGCAGCATCTTATCTGAATAGCTTGTCAGACGAAATGCTTTCCGCTTTTTCGTTTCCTCTTTTTAGTTCGAGTTCATCTATTGAGAGATCAAATGCTGCTGTTGATGCTGATGGCTTTCCAAATGTGAATCAGAACTATTTATGGGATTTGCACAAACTGCAAGAGCAGTGTTGGAACAAAGCTGAAAGAAATCCCTGGATCAATTCCCATGTTCGAGATACCATGGGAAGAATGGCAGGATGGGGATTTGAGTTCTATTCAAAAATTCCTGACTTGCAGAAAGCAATTGATGAGATTGTTGATGATCCCAGAAATGATATTTATCAAAACATGCCGAAATTTTGTGCAAGAACTGAGATTGAGGGAGAACTTTTTCTCATGTTCACTTTGCATAAGAATGGTTTTGTTGAGGTAGATTTTATGTCTCCTTCTATGATTAGAGAAGGAGGAGATGATGGTTCTGGAATTATTTTTCATCCTACCAAACAAAATTTCCCTCTATTTTACTTCGTCAATTTTCCAAAAGCACAAAATGCTAATGGTACTGAGCAGGCATTAATACCGTCTATTAATATTTGTTACTTTCCTGATTTGGAGAAAGAAGTAAAAGATCACTCCTCTTTCGATTCAAAAAAATTGAAATACGCAAAAGCACGAAAACCAAATAGTGCTCCGTATGATAAGACAAATGGTTATTTTCGTTTTATTGTGCATTGGAATAAAGGTTTTATAACGAAAAGAAACGTCAGTCATATCAAGACAACAATCGAATGGGTGAATTATTATGAGTCTTTGAAGAAGTACGAAATTGATCATAAAAAATCCAGCGGTGCTTACTTGTGGGTCATTGAAATGGAAGACGTTAGATCCTTTCGAAGATGGCTGCAAATGAGCGAAGAGGATCGAAGACAAACGGGAATTATGCAGCCAAAAGATCCTGGAGGCACACTTGTCCTTCCCCCAGGTATGAAACTCACTGTGCAGAATCCTAAACTTTCTTCAATATCTGATGAAGACACAGATATTATGCAGATGGTGAGTTCTGGATTACAGAAACCACAGGATACAATGCTCGGGGACTATCGCAGTACATATGCGAGTGTGAAAACTTCACAAGGACCACAGGGAGATAGAATCAATGATGAGCTTCATTATTTTAGACTTTTTTTGATGTACGATTTCTGGCGTCCTATTTGCTATTTGAGATCATTGGCAAGAGATGATTTTAAATACAAGCGCAGAGTAAAAGAAACTGTTGATTTTGATGATAATAAAGAACCCATACTCGAAAATGTACAAAAACCAGTCTACAAATTGATAGATATTTGTCTTCCAATGTCTCGTCTTGAGGACATTGAGTCTATTGCTAAGGCGCTGCTTGGTTCTAAACATGCTTCAGTTGTTGATACTCTTGGAATTCCAAGAGAGGTAGTTGCACGAAGACTTGGATTCACAAATTATGGTGCGCTTCGCAGAGCAAAAGCAACTGAGGATGAGAATTTTCCTGAAACACTCTCTGCTTTTGATCAGGAAAGTGTTCAAGAGAAAGCTGAAGGGGAGCCAAAAGGTAGCTCTAGTGACAAACAGGAGTAAATTTTGCATAAATTTGCAATGTTTTGTCATTGCTGTTAAATTTAAATTTATGGAGCTTGTTTATGCCATGGTCCAGCAAAGATGCACATAAGTACAAAAAGGGCTTAACTGAAAAACAAGCTAAGAAATGGGCGGAAATTGCTAATTCAGTATATAAACAATGTCGAAAAGACAATGGCAAAGATTGTGCAGCCAAGGCTGTACGTGTCGCAAACTCTAAAGTTGGTGAAAGCAAAAATCATGGAGGTGAAAATGTGAGTACAACAACTAAAAAAATTCCAAAAAAAGGAATGTACTTCACTGAGGATGTTGATATCAAGCTCTCTGGAGGTGAAGAAGGGGAAGAACTTGCATTTTCCATGAATGCATATAGTGGCAAGATTCTCAAAGGCCATTGGCTTTGGGGTGATCTTGCTATTGATGTTCAGGGAGTGCAATTTGATAAGAAGCGCATTCCTATTTTGGAACAGCATGATCTTGACAGAAAAATAGGCGTGTCGAATTCGAAACCAAAAACCGATGACAATACCATTTTATTTGAAAGCATTAAACTTTTGAGCAACGATACTGCACAAGAGTTTAAAAAGAATCTCGATGATGGATTTCCATATCAAGCATCAGTTGGTCTTCGCCCTCTGTTGCTTGAGGAAGTTGCTGAAGGAGAAACTGCTGAAGTAAATGGTTTGAAAATGAAGGGGCCTGGAACGATTTTCAGAAAGTCCAAATTCAAAGAAGCTTCTGTTTGTGTTTTTGGATTTGATGAAAATACTGGGGTATCTTCATTAAGTGATGCCGAAGAAGAGGTTGAGGTTGATGTTATTTTGAGTGACGATTCAAACAATGATAATCAGGAGGTAGAGGATATGACACTTGAACAACTCAAGGAGCAGCATCCTAATCTTTATAAAGAGATTATGGATAAGTTCACTGAAAAGGACAACAAGATTACTGAGCTTTCGGGTCAGATCACGACTTTGACAAAAGAACGTGATGATCTGAAGGGTGAAACTCAGAATCTTTCCGATTCTGTGAAGCAGTATGAGGATCGTGTCAAGAATCTTGAAAAGGCAGAGTCTTTGCGTCAGGCAAAGGAACTGAAGATGCAAGCAGATCAGATTGTGAACAACAAGCTTGCTGAACACAAGATTCCTGCTCGTTTGCACGACAAAATCCGCAAGCACATTGATCATAATGAGTTCGTGGATGAAAACAGTGCATTCGATACAGAGAAGTTCACTGAGCAAGCTGAAGCTGAGATCAAAGAGTGGTCCGAGACTTTGAGTGAAGTTTCGAATAGCAATCAGACTGTTCTTGGATTCGGTGGTGGTGATCGCAAGTCCCAGAATCAGGAACTTGATGAAGAATCCACTCGTGTCGCAAATGAACTGCTGGCGTTTGTTGGTGTGAAAGAAGGCAAAGAAGAGTAAGTTTTATAACATGTTTTTAAATTGTTTTAGGAGGTACGAATATGGCAATTCCTGGCTATGATGTGAACAGGACTAAATATCCCGGACTCGGGCGTACAAGTGGCGGTTTGGGGGGAGCTACTCCTCAGCAGACTATCACTGGCTACACAGTTGATATACAGAAGCCATTGTACAAGAGTCCTCGTGAAGTGGCGTTGCTTTTGGACAAGACTATTCGTTCTGGATACGGAAGTCTGCCCAGAGGCACTATTTTGGCAAAGGACGAAAACACGGACAAATTAGTCCCATACGCTCCTGATACCATTTCAACTGAAGACGTTGCTCGTGTCTTTTTGCTTGCCGATCTGAATGCGAGTGATAGTTTTGATGTTGATTTGCTGGAGTCTTACAAGGTAGCTTCCGGCGAGACCGTCATCTTCACTGATACTGATGATGCTTATGAGGAAGCTACTGTTAGTGATGTTGACCGCACTTCTTCCAATTACAAAGCTACCGTTACTCTTTCCAGTGCTGTGTCCGGTGAATTCAATACTGCCAAGGATGCAAACTGCTATCTGAAAGCTGAGGATGCTGATTCCGGAAAGCGCAGCAAGGCAAAATACATTCTTGATATGGATGTTGATACCGGTGCTGGTGAATACGCCAAGGGTGGTCTTGGTGCTGTGCTGCTTTCGAATGCTATTCTGTACAAGAATGCTATTCCGAACATTGACGATCAGGCAATAACTGATCTTGGCAATGTGAGTGAAGACGAAGGCGGAGCTTATTATATTGTGAAGTAACTGCGTATATATCGCTTAGGAGGTTTTGATATGAAAGGAATTCCTGCAGAATTGCAACATGAAACTCTGAAGAAAGTTTTTCAGAGGATGCCTGATCCTGATAATCTCGTTTTCACGAGTCTGTTTCCAGCAGTGAATTACGAGTCTGACAGGATTCGGTGGATATTGGAGTACGGTACTGCCGGTATGACACCGTTTGTCGCTCCTGGTGCGCCCGCACCTGTCATGGGCGATGACGGAATGTACAACGAAGGTTCTGCCGCTGCTGCCTACTGGAAAGAGAAAGCGTTTATTGACGAGACTCGTCTTAACAATCTTCGTGAACCTCTTTCCTTGACTCAGAGGCAGACAGCACAGCGTCAGATTGCCCGCCAGCAAAGGCGACTCAAGAATCGCTGCATTCGTAGGCGTGAGTGGATGATTGCGAAAGCTTTCTTTGATCATGAGCTTACCTATCAGCGTGAAGGTGGTACAAAGTTCACTGTTGACTATGGTGTGCCTGATCATCACAAGCAGACACTGACCGGTGACAATGTGTGGGATGATGGTACAGGTTCTCCCGGAAGTGATGCCACACCGATCAAGGATATCTTTGAGATCAAAACAGAGTTTGTTGAAGATGTTGGTGTAAATCCAACTGATTTCTTTATGAATTCTGAAGTTCTGAAGATGCTGCTGTTCAATAGCGATCTTCAGGATCTGCTCAAGAAGTCCAATTTTGGTGATGGCGATCTGTTCTCTCGTCCCGGTCAGGTTCTTGGTCAGTTGCTTGGACTCGGAAATCTCACTATATATGATGAGATTTTTGAAGTTGGCGCATGGCTGACCCAGGATATCTCTTCTGGTGATACTGACATCTATCTCGATGATGTTGTCGATATGGAAGCTGGTTTTAAGGTTCGTATTTACGATCTTACCACTCCATACACCTATGAAGAGGGCACTATTGATAGTGTCGATCAGTCGAGTGGAAAGATCACACTGTCATCCGGAACCAGTAATGGCTACAAGGTGAATCGCACTCGTGTTGTGATGCGTAAGAAGTTCATCACTGATGACAAGATCGGAATGTTTGCTCGTCAGGTTGACGGTGAGCCAATTGCTGAGTTCATGCTTGCTCCTTTTGGCAATGATCGTCAGTTCGGCATGTATCCCGATACAAAGGAAGAATGGGATCCGGAGGGAATTTGGATGAGAGTGCAGAACAAGGGTCTGCCGGTCATTTATCATCCTGATGCTCTGTGGACTCTGACAGTGAAGTAGATCTTGATCTTATTCAGGAGGCAATCAATATGATTATTGAATTATTAGTAAATCTTAGAATCAGCAGTGGAAATGTCGTGACTGCTGGAAGATACGACAGTTCCAAGCGTGAATTTCCTGAAGCTCTGTGGAGAGAGATCGAGATCCACAAGAAAACGGGTAGGAGAACTCTTCGCATTCTCCAAGAGGATTCTCCTACCCGTAATCGGAAATCAGAAAATGATAATGCTGTGTCTAAAGACAGTGTGGATACAAAAGCCACGACTATTGATAGTGTAGACACATTCACGACTACAAGTGATGAGAAGCCTAAGAAAAAAATCAGACGTAGCAAATCTTCATAATTTGGAGAAGTCATGGCAATAGAGACCAGCGAACAACTTATTTCTGAAGTAAAGCTGTCGTTGGGATCCTCATCAGAGCTTATTGGGGCTGAGGGGTACGATTTTGCAGTATCCCAAGCCCTAAATGAGCTTGGATGGAGTCTTCCAG